GACTCTGGGCCACGAAATGATTCACATGCACATGGATCGAGCAAAGATTCCCGCCGGGCGCAATTTCCACGGTTGGAGATTTCAGCGTTTCGCCAGGGCCGTCTGCCTGGCCCACGACTGGGACGTCACTCGTTTCTGACGGGTCCAATTTGCCTGCGTCTTCGCATTGATGAATCTCTCAATCAGTTCTCGAATGGTCGAGACAAGATCGCATGGGCGAAAGGAACCAGATGCCTATCAAGCTCGAATACTCCACAAAAGACGACATTCCCGCAGGCTACGACGAGCTCTACACCGAGAAGGACGGCAAGTTCTTGCTGACCGGAGTAGAGGGCCTGAAATCTCAGACGGACATCGACAAAATTCACGAGAGCCTGCGCAAGGAACGCGGCGACCACAAGAAGACCAAGGACACCTATGCGTTCCTGGACGGTTTGGATCTGAACGACGTCAAGGAACGCCTGGGCAAGTACGACGAACTCAAGACCGCCGCCGAGGGCAAGATCGACGACAAGAAGATCGATTCCATCGTCAATGGTCGCATCAAGGGCATCACCGACCCGATCGAGCGCGCCAAGGCCAAGGCCGACGCGGACCTGCTCGCGGCCAACGGCACCATCGGCGAGCTCCGCAACACCATTCTGTTGCGTGACATCGGCGATTCCGTCCGCTCCGCCGCCCTGAAGGACAAGGTCGTCGACACGGCCCTGGAAGACGTCCTGATGATTGCCGGAAGCATCTTCACTCGCACCGAGGACGGCAGGATTCTCACCAAGGACGACTTGCCTGGCGTTTCCGCCGGGTTGGAACCGACTGCCTGGCTGGCCGAGATGAAGGAGAAGCGTCCGCACTGGTGGCCCGCCTCAGAGGGTGCCGGTGCTCGCGGCGGAAACGGTGCCGGCAACAGCACGAATCCCTGGTCCAAGAATGCTTGGTCCATCACGGAACAGGGCAAGGTCATCCGTGAAAAGGGTGCGGACGCAGCTGCTCGTTTGGCGAAAGCTGCCGGTTCGGAGATCGGTGCCGTTCGTCCCCCGAAATAAATCTTGAACAAGCCCCCTTGTCGCCGTTGATTGATCTCGCATATCTGCGAAATCGTCAGCGGCGACATGGTTCTGCCCGACACGAAATTCGCCCGGCCATGGGGTCTGGGAATCCAACCCAAACTTTGAATTCCGGTCCTAGGAGGGACCACTGCAATGGCTTCTGGCGTTACCCGTCTCTCGGACCTCATCGTCCCCTCGGTCTTCAAGCCGATCACCCAGAAACTCACCGAAGAGAAGTCCCGCATCATCGCCTCCGGCGCTGTGTCGCGCGATGCTGCCTCCGACGAGCTTCTGGCCGGTGCAGGCCTGACTTTCAACATGCCCTTCTTCAAGGACCTGGATAACGACTCGGATCTGGTCGCGACCGACAATCCTTCCGACGTTTCCACTCCGAACAAGATCGGCACCGGTCAGGAAGTTTCGGTTCGCCTTTCCCGCAACAACAGCTGGTCGACCATGGATCTGGATGCCGCGCTGGCCCAGCGCGATCCCGCCGGTGCAATCGCCGATCGAGTTGCCGCCTACTGGACTCGTCGTCTGCAGGCTGCCTTCGTGGCCACCATGAAGGGCATTTTCGCCGACAATGCCCTGGCCCCTGACTCGGGTGACACTCACACCCAGGACGATCTGACGGTCGATATTTCGGGCGCTGCCTTCATGGACGGCACCACGAACTTCTCCGCCGAGTCGTTCATCGATGCCACTGCGACCATGGGCGATTCCATGGGCGACCTGTCCCTGATCCTGGTTCACTCCCTGGTCTATGCCCGGATGCAGAAGAACAACCTGATCGACTTCATCCCGGATTCCGACGGCAAGATCTCCATCCCGACCTTCCTGGGTCGTCAGGTGGTGGTCGACGACGGCATGCCCGCCGCCAACGGCGTGTTCGAGTCCTGGCTGTTCGGCGCGGGCGCTGCCCGTCTTGGCTTCGGAGCTCCGAAGGTTCCGACCGAAGTGGATCGTGCTCCTGCCGCCGGTAACGGCTCCGGCCAGGAAACTCTGTACGATCGCGTCGAGTGGTTGCTCCACGTGAATGGTCACCGCTACATCGGCACTGCGGCCCCCGGCGGTCCGTCCAACGCGAACACCTCCAACAACCTCGCTGCCGCCGGTTCCTGGCAGCGCGTGTTCCCGGAGCGCAAGCAGATCAAGATCGCGCGCCTGATCACCCGCGAGTTCTGAGAGCTGCGACTTGTCTTCAGAATCGCCGTCCCCTAATACGGGACGGCGATTTTGCATTGACCCGAACGAACAGGAGATCTCCACATGTCGGGACCCGTACCCTCCAAAGCCTTCGACAAGGCGCTCAAGCCTCTCTACGATTGGATCAAGGGATCCGGCCCCGAGAATGGTTCTCTTCCCGTCGTCACCGGCCTGACCGTGACCCACGACGGAGCCGGTGCCTATCGCAAGACGGTCCTGCACTTCAAGGATGTCGCCTTTGCGATGACCGACGTGGCCTCGACCGTGGCCTATTCCGGCAAGAAGATCTACGATCTGCCTGATGGAGCCATTCTGTTCTTGGGCGCTCACGCGAACCTGGCGCTGACCAAGAGCTCTGCCGGCATCAACGATGACTGGGACGGCGACTTCGGTCTGGGAACCGTCACCGCCTCCAACAACGCCACTTTGTCTTCGACCGAGCAGGATCTGATTCCCACCACGGCCACTCCCCAGGCGGCTGGTGGTGCGACCACGGCCAAGGGCGTCTCCACTGGCACCGAGGCCCTCAAGATTCTTGACGGCACCGGAACCGCGAAAGACGTCTACCTGAACTTCCTGGTCGACGACGGCGATCAAGACGTCACCACGACTCCGGCGAATTTGATCGTGAACGGCACGGTCGAACTCTTCTGGATCAACCTCGGCGACGTGTAAAACTTGTCTCCTCCGAAGTGTTGGAAGACACGTCGGAGGAGATCATCCATCTGGAGTATTGAATGACCATCATCGAAGCTCTCAAGCAGCTCGATCCCAAGAACGCTGACCACTGGACCGGAAACGGTGCCCCCGATCTCAAGACCGTTCAGACCCTTCTGGGAGACGAGAACCTGAAGCGCAAAGACATCACCGATACCGCGCCGCTCTTCACGCGGGAGCGTGCCGAGGCCGGATTCGGTCCGGAAGATCCCCTGGAACCGGCTCTGCCCAAAGAGATTCCCATTGAAGCTGTGGAGAGCTCCGAACCGGAGACTCCCGAGCAGAAGTTGAAGCGTCTCAATGAGAACGTGGCTCTGTGTGCATCGGCGCGAGCCGAGGCCGTTCGCCAATACGAGGCTGCTGTGAAGGATCGGGACGACTACGTCATGTCTGGCGAGATCAAGCAGGAAACCTTCGCCGAAACCATCAATTCCTATAAGGAAGCTCAGCAACGCATGCGCGAGCATCGTGCCGGCAAGAAGGAAACGGTCGCCGCTCTTCGCGCCGCCGGTGTCTTCGATACGCAGGCACCGATCGATGCTGCCATGGCTCGCCGCAGTCAGCGCGGTGGAGAACGCCCGAAATTGACGAGTTAGGCCGATGGCGTTCGTGGTGCAGGATGATGACGGTGACGTGGGCGGTGCGAACGCGCTGATCACGGTCGCCTATTTCCGCGAATACCATCGGGACCGAAACAACGATCTCGGCATCAAGACAGATGAAGAGATTCAATCCGCCATCATCTCTGCCACCGACTACCTGGGTTCACGCTGGAAATTCCGGGGCACGCCGCTTTCCTCCACAACCTCTTGGCCCAGGAATTGCGTCGTGGACGCCAACGGGGAAACGGTTGAGGGCATTCCGGTGGCCATCCAACAAGCCGTCGCCGAATACGCTCTGTATGCGCTCTCCGCTTCCCTTACGGTGAACCCCGCCTTGGATGCCTCCGGGCGTCTCATCTCCAAGATCCGCAAGGAGGTGGTTGGGGGTGTCGTGAAAGACGTCACCTACGACGTCAGCAAGGGTCAGCAATTTCAGGCCGTTCCGGCGGCAGATCAACGCCTGAAATTCTCCGGACTTCTGCGTGCCACTTCTTCTTCTTCCTTGATGAGAGGATGAAATGGCCGATCTCTATGAAGAGTTGGCTGCCGACGCTGCCGAGCTGATCAACGAATTCGGTCGGGAGATTGTCGTTCGTCGTCCCACGAACGTGGCCACCGACGCCTCCAAGCCCTGGCGCGTTGCCGGTTCCAGCTCGACCGACTACCCGGTGGTGGGTGTCGTCCTGCCCATGGCCGCGACTCTTCGTGAGGGCAAGAAACTCGCTCGCGGCGACGTTCAGGTCTTGGTCGCCTCGAATGATCTCGATGCTGGCTTGCTGGAAACCGATTTCATAGTCGACGGAGATTTCACGTATTCCGTGCAGAACGTCATCGAACTTCGTCCCGGTGCCACCAGCATCATTTTCAAAGCGATTGCACGTCTATGGCCGCCACGCTCGAGCTCGTAACAGACCAAATGCTGTCGAAGTTCAAGACGCATTGGGACGCGAATGCTCCCGCTGCGGTCGGAGGCGCATACAATCCGAAGATGCTCACCGAGGCCGACCAGAACGAGCATCCGAACGACCAAGAAGGTTGGTGTCGAGTCTCGATTCGCCATTCCTCCGTGGGCGCGGGAACTCTTGGAGGTATTGGGCAACGTCGTATAACTCGCTACGGTTTCATCTACGTCCAAATCTTCGCTCCGGCCCTGGACGGCCAAGGCTTCACAATCGTTCAACGACTTGCCCAGGTGGCGCGGGACGCATATGAGGGTGAACGGACTGAAGACGTCTGGTTCGGTGCATGCCGTCTCAACGAGCAGGGACGCGATGGTCCCTGGATGCAGATCAATCTGGCCGCAGATTTCCAATGGGAAGAGGTGAAGTAGAATGGCCGCCGTAGCAAAGATTGAAAGCAATATCACCGGCCTTTCGATCGCCGAAGAGTCGACCATCGGTGTCCTTCCGGGCACTCCCATCTGGGTCCCCTACGAGCCCAACAGCTATACCGATTTCGGCGGCACCGTCACCACGGTCGCTCGCAAGCCGATCACCCCCTCCCGTCAGCGCAAGAAAGGTGCAGTGACCGACGTCGACGCGAAAGGCGGCTTCAACTCCGACTTCGTGTACCACGGTTTGCAGTCCCTGATCCAGGGCTTCTTCTTCGCCGACTTCCGCACCAAGGCCGAGTTCGCCCCTTCCGCCGTGGTGAACTCCAGTCACGCCTACACCGTTGCCTCTGGCGGCACGGCGGCGAAGGCCGGTGATTTGCTCTGGGCGAAGAATTTTGCCAATGCCGCGAACAACGGCCTGAAGCAGGTTTCCTCGTCCACCGGCACCTCCATCGTGGTAACCGATACCGACGTGGTCGATGAAACCTCCAGCACCACGAACGTTCCCGTCATCTCCCGCGTGGGTTTCGTCGCCGCGTCCGGTGACATCACGATGGACGTCACTGGCTCGGTCATCACCCTGGAATCCACTACCAAGGATTTCACAGAGTTCGGCTTGATTCCCGGCGAATGGATCTTCGTCGGCGGCGATGCCGCCGGGGGGAAATTCGCGACCGCCGCTTGCA